ATAACCGTCTGGGAATGTTAGCTCACCATCTTCGCCAAACTGCCATCTACGCAGAGTTGAGTCTGCAAGATTGATGTCAATGTTGATGTTGCCGTTGCTGCGGATATCACCTTGAACATAGTTGATTGTGATGTTGCCTTCTGCATCACTGGCAGTAGTAATACCGCCTGCACCTATAAACTTAACGACTTCATCTGCGTTTATTAATCGCTGTGTTGAATCATCTGCTGCTACACTAAATCCAGTCCAAGCTGTGGTTTGTGTTGTACCGTTGGGGAATTTTATAGCGCCAGGTAATATTAGAGCGCCATCACTGCTTCTAAATGTAAATTTATAGTTGCCAGCGTTGATGTCAGTGCTGGCCAATAATGCTTCGTATGACGCAATCGTACTAAGCGATAAGTAGGAACGCATTTGATCATGAAAATCTTTCGAGATTGCCAAGTATGGATACGGATTAAGAGGATCAGGGCCCGCCTTTTGCCACTTAAACATTTCCGCTAACTGCGATTTAAATGACAGTTGTTGGGCCGTGGTTAACACATCGGTGTTGAGCCAGAAGTATGGAATGTAGCTATTTGGATAGGTAGCAGGATCTACTGCATGAAATCTATTGAGCCTATCAACAGCTTTGTTTTGTTGATCGCAGAGCGCTCTCCAGCCTTTATTATAACTAAGAACAGTTTGACGAGCTGCTTCAATCTCAGCATTGCTACTGGTAATAGTAGCACCGTTAGGCAATGTTAAACGACCTTTTCTATCTGTAGTAAAATTAGCCTGTGACCAAGTGTTGTCTATGTCAAAACTCCAAGTAGCCAAGCCCGAGGTAATATCTAAAGCACGAACACCAGCACCGCCAGTGGCTTGAGGTTTAATAGATTTATTTTGTTCTTCAGCTGCTTGTACCTGTACCCATGCTTGTTTTACCGCCAAGGCTTTATTTCTTAACCCACTATTAGGTGCAGTTACAAACTCAAGATCATAATATAGAAACGCAGGATTGTAGCCGCCCTGCCATAGCCATCCATTGTCAGCGTCAACTTGTACCCAAGTATCGTAGGTTGTGTAGTCCGCTCGCTTGAATCTAGCGGGTATGGTCCAAAAATTAGTTGCAGCAAAGACACCATCTTCCCATTGACTTAACATTACTGCAAACTCACTTACTCGTTGATTGTATGATGACTGTGCTGTTGCTAAAGATACAGCATTGGTAGGCAATGTTAGAATTATGTTTCTAGCCAGTAGATCATTTTCCACTGTGACATTACTGTTGAATATCACACTAGGAGTCATAGTGATTGCTGAGCTGTCTGCGCTGTCGATTAGGTTGGTAAATATGCTGGGTGCATCAATCGCACCCGGAGCAGTCAGTATACCATCTTCACCAAACTGCCATCTGCGTAGCGTAGAATCTGCAAGGTTGATGTCAATGTTGATGTTGCCGTTGCTGCGGATATCACCTGGAATATATGCTGTGGTCTGTACTGTGTTATCTGGGAATGTTAGCGTGCCAGTTTGGCCAAACTGCCAGATATTGCCATTGGCGTTTACATTTACATTTCCATTAGCACCTAAATGACCACCATTGTATCCGTTGGCAGTTGTTAATGGCAGGCGTAATTCACCAGTTTCTGTAAATATCCAATAATAATCTCCGTTGTTTGAAGACAGTCTAACCGTGCCGCCTGTACCAGCCTGTAGTTGAATGCCACCGTTGAAGTTGTCTGTTATTCTAGCACCACCCGGTATTACCAACTGGCCATCTTCCCCAAACTGCCATCTGCGCAGTGTTGAGTCTGACAGGTTGATGTCAATGTTGATATTGCCGTTGCTTTTGATATCACCTGGTAGTGTTAGACTGCCATCTGTGCCAAGGCTCACAGTTTTTGTGCTGTTAACTAGACTCGATGTTGTTCCTTGTGTGATAGTGATTCTGCCCTCTGCATCACTGGCTGTAGTAATGCCGCCCGCACCTACAAATTTAACTACTTCATCTGTGCTTATTACTCTTTGTGTGGAATCATCCGCTGCCACTGAGAATTGATATGTGCCTGCAATATTAGGTTTGTTGGTTAGGTCAGCATAACTGCCACTGAACAGAGTTGGCTTGCCAGTTAGGTCAGCATAGGCACCTGTGGTAGCCACAGCGGTTAATGCGGGTTTACCTGACAAGTCAGCATAACTACTTGTTATTAAACTTCCGTTAATCAATAGATTGCCTGCACCGTTTACAGATAATGCTGTGCCACCTAGATAGATAGTATTGGTACTAACATATAAACTGCGCCACTGGCGTGTAGGACTGCCTAGATCGTAGGTATTTGTAGCTGAGGGAATTATATGTGATCCAATGTTTAAAAGATCTAATCCACCACCTGTAGCATTATAAAGCTCAGTAAAGTTGGCATTGATCTTTTGAAAAGATGCCCGGAGACTGTCACCTCTATTGTCGTTGGGTGATGTTCCTACATTGATTGATTGTTTAGCCATTGTTGTTCATTCCACTAAGTTTGCGTATTCTTTCTAACTCTGAATTATCACCCTGTTTGCTCATAAAACCGATGATTTCGTTGTACTGTTCCATGCCAATAACACCCGGCTGGCTGAGTTTTGTGACAATTTCTGCGACATCGTGTATGTCAGCATCGTCTTTGATTTCTTCGCGAGCCAGCTCTAGCAGGCGAATAAAAAGGGGTACGTCCAGTTTGATTATATCCATAGTCGTGTATTTATCGGTTAAATAACATTACTATGATTAACAAAACGCCCTTTAACACCCTACTTAAAGACATGAAAGACACGGGCAGATACCGTGTGTTCAACGATATTATACGTGAAGCAGGCAAGTTTCCCAACGCCATGTGGTACGGTCCTTATAACATCAAGAACATTGTGAACTGGTGTTCAAATGACTACCTGGGTATGGGGCAGCATAAAGTTGTTCTAGATGCCATGCATACTGCTCTAGATCACACAGGATCAGGCAGCGGAGGCACTCGCAATATCGGTGGTACCAGTCATTATCACGTGGCACTTGAACACGAGCTGGCCCTACTACACAACAAGGCCAAGTCTCTGTTATTTTCGTCTGCCTATGTGGCCAACGAGTGGACCTTGATTGCTCTGGCCAAGATCATTCCCAACATACATTTTGTTTCAGACAGTGAAAATCACAACAGCCTAGTCATAGGTATGCGTCATAGTAGAGCAGCAAAAAGCATTTTTGAACACAACAATCTAGCTGATCTAGAAGACAAGTTAACCAGTATACAATTAACGGGTAATACACCCTGTATTGTGTTTGAGTCAGTCTACTCAATGGATGGCGATGTAGGGCATATCAAAGAGATCTGTGACCTAGCTGATAAGTACGGTGCCATTACATATATCGACGAAGTACATGCGGTAGGACTCTATGGTCCCCACGGTGGTGGGAAAGTTGAAGAGCTTGGGCTACAATCCCGTATTGACATAGTCAATGGTACATTAGGGAAAGCCTATGGAGTCCAAGGCGGCTATATAGCTGCCGATGCTGAGATCGTCGATGCCATCCGTTCAGTAGCTGCGGGTTTTATATTCACCACTTCAATGAGCCCTGTTTCATGTGCCGGTGCCCTGGCTGCTGTAAAGTATCTCAAAGATCACAATGAGCTACGTGAGCAACATCAAGAACGTGCCCGTAAACTAAAGTATAGATTAATCAAAGCAGGCATACCTGTCATGGAATGCTCGACTACGCACATAGTACCTGTGTTAGTGGGAGAAGCCAAGAAGTGTAAGGCCATGAGTGATGCTCTGTTAAACGATCACAACATCTATGTGCAGCCAATCAATCATCCCACAGTTGCAGTAGGAACAGAACGACTACGCTTTGCTCCAACACCCTTTCACGATGATGGCATGATTGAAGATCTAGTTATGGCTCTCAAAGATGTGTTTAATAGAAGCTACTAGAATTTAAATATTCTACGTATTGCTCTATACCCGATCCAATATTTAAAAAACTCTTGACATCAACGCCTGCATCTTTTAATGCAGCGATATCGGCCCTAGTATTCATTTGATACTGTGCCTTTAGATCTTCAGGCATAATGATGAAATTCTTACTGCCTTTGCGACATGCAGATGCAAGAGTATCTGCTACCGTTTCAAAGTCTACACTGGCGCCTGTGCCTAGATCATAGATGCCTGGCTGATAGTTATTGACAAAGTGATAGACTGTTTTTGCAACATCTTCTACGTAGACTAAATCTCTGCGCATCTGTCTGCTTCCTTCAAACAGTTTGTACTGGCCTGTTTCTTGTATTTGATTGTACCAATGCAGAATGGTACTGGCCATACGACCTTTGTGATATTCGTTAGGTCCGTAGACGTTGAACAGTCTCAGCACCACTCCTGTAATCTCTTGTTCGCTTACCTGTTTGCTAAACGCATATTGATTAAGAGGTCCGTTGCCATTACCGTAGACTGCGGCCGAGCTGGTAAAGATAAATGGTATTGCGTGTTCTAAACAAAAGGTATTCCACATGCGTGTCGACAGAACATTGGTTTTGTAGATGGATGGCCAATGGCGTTCTAGTGTGCTAGAGTTAGCACCAATATGTATCACTGCATCAATATCTTTAGGATTGAATGTAGTCTTTTCAAATGTGGAGTGCGGATGAATACTCTTAAACCGCTTGCCCACAAGGTTGCGGTACTGTGTTTCGTTTGTCAAATCATCAAACAAGACAACATCAGAGATGCCCTGCTTGTTTAGATAGCCCAACATCACGCTGCCAATAAAGCCACCTGCACCTGTTAGTATAATCATTTTATTTCCTCTGGTCTAGGAGCATATACTCCTACATGTTGTACTGTGACACCAGCAGCTTTGTTGGCAAATTTAACAGCATCTGGCATGTGCTCTGTATCTAAGAATTTGTACGCAAGTGCAGCTAAAAATGTATCACCGGCACCGCATACATCAGTCACATCGCCCACAATCTCAGCGGCATATACCCAACCATCCCATTCTGCACCATCGCTGCCGTGTGTCACAATCAAATGTTTTGGGTCGGGCAAACTGATTGCGCGACTTTTTTCTAGTTGATTAATCTTGACATAACATCCTGCTAGTCTTGCTAGGTCTGTTTTCTTTGTGTCAACAAAGATGGGCACCTTGACTTCTCGAACTAGTTCTTCAATCAGTTCGTAGGTCACTGTGCCTTTGTTGTAGTCACTGATCACAATGGCATCGTACCCGGGTGGTATTGCTGTTTCAAATGTAATAGGTTCACTGGCAACATCTTTATCCATACGTAATAATTGTTGCTTAGTACGTTCATCAATTAGTCTGTTCTTCTCGCTGGTTTTACCGTGTAGGAAGTTAACTGTGCATCCCAATGCTTCTAGATTCTTGCACACGTTGCCTGCCATACCATCTTTGTGAATGGTATAGTGAGGTTCGAATACAGGAACGGGTGCTTCGGGACTGATACGATTTACATAACCATAAGTGTAAATGTCGTGACAGTCGTCACCTATTAGCAATATCTTGTATTTTGTTTGTGGTTGAGTAGTTTTTAAATCTGTCATAAAATTTTATCTCTTTGCAGTATTCTGCACCTATTATGGGCTTGTCTTGGTAGTCGCTGCCCTTGACCATAACATCGGGCTCAAAGCCTTTGATTAGATCTATGAGTTCTTGATCAGTGTCAAATGTTTCCACACGATCCACATACTTCAAAGCAAACAATAAACTGCAACGTTCATACTCTGTGTTAACAGGCCGATTGGCACCTTTTAATTCTTGCACTCTACGATCACTGTCAGTTAACACCAATACATAACTATCGGGGAAACTTTTTGCATATTGCAATAATCTCAAATGCCCTAAATGTATGATGTCAAAGGTTCCATTGACAACAACTCGTGTCATGCAAGCGACTCCACAAACTCAGCTAGATTGTCAAAGATGATAGTACGCTGTTTGACTTTTCTGTAGGTCCACTTGTTTAACTCTTTTTCAGTTTCTACACCATAACCAGTTCTAACCAACACAGGCCTAGCACCAATATTCATCGCCGCTTTGAGATCTTTGATCTTGTCGCCAACATAGTATCCTTCTTTGAATCGTATGCCTGGTACTTCTTTCTCACATTTTTTAAACATACCGGTATTGGGTTTGGCATAGATATCTTCCTTGCGGCTGCTGGCACTATAATATATTCCATCGATGCTTGTACAGCCGGCTTCTCCTAACAGGCGAAACATGTAATCATGTGTTAGATCTACATCTTCTTGAGTATACAGACCCTTCTCAATCCCGCCCTGATCAGTGATAATCACAATCTTATAACCTTTTCTCCTGAGTTCGGCAATAGCTTCTATACTTCCTGGTATTGGGTCAAAGGTAGCAGGACTAAAGCAATAGGTACCTAGATCTCTGTTTATGACACCGTCTCTATCTAGTCCAATAACACACTTAGATCTTATTTGATCCCCGCCACTCCATATTATTTTAGGAGGCGTTGGTTGGGGATTGAGGTTGTTTGCCTGCCACATGTTGGCTGTCTCCTGGTGCTATTCTATAATTGTCTTCTACTGAGTCGGCGGTACTAACTTCAAATATCATCGAGTTAGGTTGTAGTGCAGTAAGTTGATGCGGCATCATTGGTGGGTTATGCCAGGTATCGCCTTCTTTCAGTATCTGTTCTTTGTAGGTGGCAGTGGTAGTGTCGCACCAAATCAATCTAAATTCGCCTGCATTAACAAACCAAGTTTCATCTTTTTCTTTGTGGAAGTGCATACTGAACTTGGCTCCTGCTCGTTCAAATACCATGATCTTGCCGCAGTATTTGTCGGTGGTGGCCCAGATGATTTCATAGCCCCAACCCTTGTCTACTTTACCTGTTAGTTGTGTCATTATCGTTTGTCAATGATCTTGTCAATGAGTCCATATTCTAGTGCTTCTTCTGCTGACATGAATGTGTCGCGATCCATATCACGTTCAAACTCAGCATAAGTCTTGCCTTTGGTATTATGCTTGACATATAATTTAGTTAGCACGTCTTTCATCTTGGTAATTTCTTTGTATTGAATTTCGATGTCGCTCTGCATGCCACGAGCACCGCCGCTAGGCTGATGTATCATGTGACGAGCATATGGCAACATATAACGCTTGCCAGCTGTACCAGCTTGTGCTAGGAAACTTCCCATTGAACAGGCCTGCCCCATTACATAGGTTGCCACATCACACTTGATAAACTGCATGGTATCGTAGATGCTCATGCCACTGGTGATAACACCACCTGGGCTATTAATAAACAGCGAAATCTCTTTGTCTGGGTTTTCGCTTTCTAGAAACAGCAGTTGAGCCACAATGGTATTTGCCATCATATCTTCTACAGGGCCGTTCAACATGATAATACGTTCTTTGAGCAAGCGGCTGTAGATGTCATAGGCACGTTCCCCTTTGGAGGTTGACTCAATGACCATTGGTACTAAATTCATCGTAGATCCTTTTAATTAATAAGAAATTCAAGTATAGCAGCTAACCCTGTCTAGGTCAACTTCAATCTTAGTTATCTAAAAAAACGTTGACTAATTACAGTTTTGACTGTACACTAGTTGTTCTTTGATTAAATACTCGTATAATGACCACCCTAGTATTGAACGCAGATGCGCAACCGGTAAGCCTGTTGCCGTTGAGCATAATTGATTGGCAAGAAGCCATCCGCTATCTTGTCTTAGACAAAGCCTCAGTAATGAGCTGGTATGATGATTGGATCGTTCATTCAGCAAATTGGGAGACTCGTGTCCCTGCGGTCATGATGTTGCGTGATTACCAAAAACCAAAAAGCACCATGCGATTATCAAAACGCAATGTGTTTCTTCGTGATGGATATACATGCCAATATTGCGGCTGTGAAGTTACGGATCAAACTGCCACATTAGATCACGTGCATCCCACCAGCCAAGGCGGCAAGAGTGTCTGGGACAACTTGTCAACGGCCTGCAAGCCCTGCAATTATAGAAAGGCTGCTAGTACCAAAATGAAACCAAAGACCATGCCCTACAAGCCAGACTTTTGGCAGCTGATCAATCAACGTAGGACTCGAGGGTTCCATTTAGCTCACCCCAGCTGGGCAGACTATCTAAACCTATAAGGTTGACAATAATTTTTAACGTGTATATAATATAAGCTATAGTCGATAGCAAAGGATACTATGTCTAAAAAAATTATTGTAGAATCTAAGAATGGTGCAGATAACGTTGACAAGAGTCGCCGTGCAACTAACATTTCAAACCTGAACGAAGACAAAGTACAGTGGAAGAAGATTGTTGACGGCGACACCAAGAGTACTGTGATTCCTACTATTATGAGTCGCTTGGAAAAGAACTTTGAGTACTACGGATTTGGCAGTAAAGATAAAATTGACTTTGTTGCTGTCCAGCGTATGGCTAAAAAATATCTAGAAGCCGATGCATGGTTGCAGATCGATTACTGTAGAGACAGTACTAGACAAAGCATCGACGAAAGCGTACAAACTGCGACCCTTGAAAAGTACATTAACGACTCATTTAAAAACATTCCCAATGGCAAAGAAGTTCCGTTTAATGGCAAGATTGTTTCAAAGAAAGAAGCAGTGGGGCTAAATGGCAAACAGATCAAAGCTCGAAGTGTTGATGCTGTAGGCGAGATAAGCGGGACCAAAGTAAAGATATTTCAAAAGTATTCAAAAGTCGCAGGCAGTGGGCAATCACACCAGACACTGGAGACACAAAATTGGCTTGAGGAGTGTTTTAAGATTGAAGACAAATCTATTTTATTTGTTGCACAACTAGACGGGGGAGAAGCTGAAAGTCATATTCCAGAACTTCAAACATTGGTAAACGGACATGCAAATATATTTGTTGGCAACAGTGAACAAGTAATTGACTGGTTAACTTCTATTAATAAATAAACACACTATCGGTTTGCTGAAAATGCCGCGATAGTGTCAACTGAAAAAGGTATATTATGAACTATGAATTACATCTACACGACTGTGTAGACTGGATGAACTCTCAAGCAGAGAAATCCATACCCTGCATTATCACTTCCCCACCTTACAATCTCGACATCAAGTATGGCAAGTATGCTGACGATCTGCCACGTGACAGTTATTTAAAATGGCTACATGATGTGGCTGTGGCCATGAAGCGAGTGCTGACTGATGATGGCCAATTGTTTTTAAATGTAGGCTATTCCAATATAGATCCTTGGGTGGCAATGGATGTTGCTCAGGTATTCCGGCAGGTGTTTGTGTTGCAGAATAACATCACATGGGTCAAACACATTGCAGTAAATGATCAAGGATATGGACAATACAAGCCTATTTCAAGTGATAGATTCTCTAGCGCCACAACTGAATCAATATTCCATTTTACCAAAGAAGGCACGGTCAAAGTTGATAGACTTGCCATTGGTCAAAGAAACAAGGCAGAAGGCTATAAGTATCCAGAACTCTACAGCGAAAGTAGACACATCGCCACTCAGAGGCGCAAGTCAGCTAGACGATTGGGCTTTGACAATTGGATGGGTATCAAGGCCAAAGGTACTGTTGAACAATTGGCAGAGTTTGAAACCATGCTTGCTGACGGATTAAAAAAGAATCCTTATGACCCGGACAAGAAAAAGTGTATAGGTAATGCGTGGTTCATTCCATACACACCAACATCAAAATTAGCAAAAGAAATGGGTGCTGAGAACGATACAGGCACCCGAGACGGCAGTAGGGGCGGACATCCTGCAACATTTCCAGAAACCCTGCCCGAAATGTGTATCAAGTTCAGTGGCATACCTACAGGCAGTCGAGTCTATGATCCCTTTATTGGAACAGGTACCACTGTTTTGGCTGCTGTTAAAAATGGCATGTACGGTATTGGCACAGACATTGACTCCAATTATCTAGCATTTTGTGAACGTAGATTGGATAATATGCTCAATCCAAAATCAGATAAGTCCAACAACATTTTGGATAGTCTTTTAGAAAGTGATTGACAAACTTGCCTATTGGTGTTATACTATTAGCATAGTAAACGATTAGGAGCAGAGATTGCGCACACAACCACAGACAGTGATTCAACAGCTGGAAGCTGACAACAGCCGTTTGAGCAAGGAACAAATACTAGACATGGCCGCTAAGGAAGGACTCACAGAGTTCTTTGAAGGCTTGCGTATGGCACTAGATGGCTTATATACGTTTGGCGTCAAGCAAGTACCTATCAAAGAACAAGACGAAGGACAGGGTCTCAGTTGGGACAACTTCCTTGAACTAGCAGACAGTCTTTACCGTAGACGTCTTACAGGCCATGCAGCCAAAGATGCCATTGAGTTGGCAATGAATGTTGCTACTAAAGAACAGTGGAACGATTGGTATCGTCGCATTCTTATCAAAGACATGCGAGCAGGCTTTAGTGAAAAGACTGTGAACAAGGTACTAAAGATACATGAAGGCATTGCTCCTGTTCCTGTATTCGAAGTCATGTTGGCACACGATGGTGCCAATCACGACAAGAAGATTGCAGGCAAGAAACTACTCGAACCTAAATTAGACGGAGTTCGTGCTATCACTGTAGTTGACTTTGAAAGTCGTACTGCTACAATGTACACACGCAATGGCAAAGTGTTAGACAACTTTGGACACATTACAGACTATCTAGAAAAGCATATGGATGAGATTGGTCGTTCATATGTGTTAGACGGTGAAGTTGTAAGCAATTCATTCCAGGATCTCATGAAACAGGTCCACCGTAAATCAGATGTGCAGGCACAAGATGCACGTCTATGCCTGTTCGATGTTGTTCCACTTGTGGAGTTCAAAGCTGGCAAGAGTGTGATGGCACAGCGTCGACGTTCTAAGTTCCTCAAAGAGAATTTTAACAATCTGTTTGGGGATAGTGGCTGTATTGAAATTATTCCGCAGATTGAAGTTAACCTAGACGAGTTTCTGGGTGATATCGAATACAAGGACTACAACAAGAAAATGGTTGCCGAAGGCTTCGAAGGCATTATGATCAAAGACCCAGAGGCCAAATATGAATGTAAAAGATCTGTTTCGTGGCTCAAACAAAAGCCTTTCATTGAAGTTTCACTCACGGTCCGAGAAGTGGAAGAAGGTACTGGAAGAAATGTTGGACGTCTTGGTGCATTTGTCTGCGAGGGCGTCGACGATGATAAGACAATTTGCGTCAATGTGGGTAGTGGTTTTAGCGATGGGGATCGTGGCTCTTATTGGGCGGAACGTGATACAGTGGTTGGGCAGGTAGTAGAAGTACGTGCCGATGCAGTCACCCAGAATCAAGACGGTACCTATAGTCTACGCTTTCCACGCTTCCTTCGATTCCGTGGCTTCATTGCCGGGGAGAAGATCTAATGAAAGAACAAATTGGATTTATTCGTTGGTGGTGCTCAAAGTTAGAGATATGGCAATGGATCTTGTTGGCTAGTCTGGTTCTTAACGTAGGCAGTCTGTTTGCCATAGGCACAGAAATATCCTCTAATATGAATCTAGTCGGAATGATTCTGTTGCTGATAGTATTTTTTAAATGGTTTATGTTGGATCCTTTGAAAACCAGTTGGACTCGTTATAAAGAACAACGAAACTCTTTATTAACTACTATCAAAGAAAGTGACAAATAAAATGGCTTATGATTTTACAGAGTTAGATAAAGTGGTTGCAGGTTGGAAAGCTAACGAAGCAAAATACGATTTTCAAAGCATACAGCCAAACAACATCACAATGATCAACGGCGGCAAAGAAATGCTTCGTGTTGCTGAGGATGGATTCTATATTCGAGGCGAAAAGGTTCCTGTAGATGACAAGGAAGCTGCCACAGTGTATAATGCTTTCAAAGAGTTCCTAGTTTGGAACAGATTAAGCAGAGAATGACCGCCGACCCCAACAAATTTTGGACAGTGCTCAAAGGTGCAGAGCACTACTGCCATAAACTAGCCCAAGAAATGCAGGCTGTGCATGGTAGACAAAAAAAGTTTCACCGTAAGGTAGATCAATCAATTTATTTTATTATGGAGAATTTCACAGATCAAGAAGTGGTCAACTGTGTGCATACTTGGTTAAAGATATATGGCTTGCCTGTAGATCCAAATCAATTGAATTCATTTGATGACTTTCATGCCAAATACGGTATAGGACTATTACCAAATGCTGAGTTGATAAAAAACATAAAACCCTATTGACTTTTTTCTAACAAGACTGTATAATATACACATAGCAACAAAGAGAGACTGATATGAGCGGCTGGAATACCATTCAACGAATGAAACGTGTTGAACAAGCAGTTGACGAGCTGGGCTTCAAGTTCAGCAAGAGTAAGCACTCAGATTGGACAGAAGATCACGGTGCTCTGAGTCTTGTACCAAAAGACTCAGAAGCTCTTCCAATTTACAGTCGTGATGCTGAATTATTTGTGGGCAGTCTTGAGCGCCTAGAAGATTGGTTGGCAGGTGTTAAGTGGGCTCGAGACTACGACATGCTGTTGCGATTGAGCAACGATACCAAGAGGGCTCGCAAAGAGCAAGATGAGAGAAATAAAAAATTGTTAACTTCTATAAAGGAATCAGAATGATCACGATGAAAGAATGGATGGAGTTGGTTGACTATAAAATCACTGAGGGCAGTGATTACATGTGGTCATGTTATGGACCTAATGCCTATACACTAGACTCGTGGAACGGTGAGCAGGATGGCTATAGTTTTAGCATTGTGTTCAGTACCAAAAGCCAAAAGGTCTACGAAGTCAGCATGTGCGACTATACTAATAACCGTGCCTATCGCATGATCAATCCTAAAAATGTTGAGAAACAACGTAAGGAATCTGAGTCTAAAAGTGTATTGGCCAACCAGGCCTGGGATGATGTCAACTATATTGATTTGGATGTGGCTGATGACTTCATTCAAAAGGCTCTAGCTATCCGGGCTGGTGAACCCTATGACACTCGAGTGTCAGTACCAGTCGACTTCACAGACGAAGAACTCTTGACCTATATGAAGATTGCACATGAACGTGATATCACATTCAATCAATTGGTTGAAGACGCTCTTCGAGAAGCTATTAAGCATCATTTGCCAGAGCTCAATGCTTGGCCGTTTGATGACGAGGAAGAGTTGATTTAGTTGCCAGTATATCAAAACTATTTCTACATGCGTTTAATGTACAGGGCTTAGGCTGAGTGGGCCACACTATGTTTTTATCTTTGATATTACCCATAAAGCCACCCTGCCTGCAATGTCCTCTGTAGACTCTACCCCAGGCATCGACTACTACCTGTTCGATGCCTGCCCAACATTCATACCCTTCAAATTTGTTTCTACCTTCTAGTACCAATGTTTGGTAATCAGTGTATTCCACATTGGCTTCTGTTGTTATCTTGATATCGCCGTGTTGTTTTTTCAGTTGCACAATTTGTTCTTGTGTGTATTCTTTAGGGCTCGTATTGAATACGGGATCATCGAACAACATACGCCTGTTGAGCCTGATATAGGGCCACTTTAGCTGTATTTTGTCATAGACTGCTTGGCTGTCTTCCCAGGTATCCTTTAGCATGTTTAGATTGACTGTGACAGATATTCCAGCATCCACGGCAGCGTTGACTGCTAGTAAAAAATGTGCGGGACTGGTATGTTCAGGATGATATTCTATCAGTATGTCGTTGACTACTGCTAGATACTCCTGCCAACGATTCAACCCTAGATTGGCATTGGTTCTAATGTGAGTTTCACAGCCCTGACTGTGTGCATGAGTTAGTAGCTCTAGAAAGTCTGTCCACTCTGTGACTTCGCCTCCTGTGAATTCTATCCTAGGTGTCTTGTTTTGATTGACTGCAAAGAACACAGCATCGGTGACAAATTGTTTACAGTCATTGAGGTAGGGCAAATCAATATTGCCCTTGCGTATAATATCATGGCAATAGGAACAGGCCCATGAGCAGTGATTCATCAACCACCAATTAATATAAAACTTATTCTGTGGTCGTGTGCTGGCAACCAGCTTCACACCATCCACGAGTCCACCGCTTGTTGACTACATATACTGCAACTACTGCTCCATAGTTGCTCTGGTTCAAGATCTGTAATCCAATTTGGATCTGGATGTTTCACTGCCAACCAGCTAGACCTGTGACCCCAGGGTTCTTCTCCCTCTATTTCAGCATCCAACTGCCCTGCATCCCAAGTAGCATGACCAATCATGATACGAAATCGTTTGGGCCACACACCTTTACTCAGCTGATGAAACATTTCTTCGTGACTTGTTATATTCCAATGCTCGTTGATCTGCATGGTATTGCTCACTGACCAATCTTTATCGTGAAGCATCCATACTGTGCTTAGGCTTACAGGGCCACCCCAGTACAAGGGTTGGTCATTGACAAACTCTAGGCCTAGAGGTTTAACTATTTCATTTAGTGTATAGTCAGTCTGCCGGTTTAGGCAAAGTGCATAAGCACCACGGGTGTTGTAGTGTGTTAGGAATAACACACTTTTGTTAAATCTAGGATCCGGCATATTGGGCGGTGCTACTATGATATCACCTGCTGCAACTTTGATCATCTAGGGTTAACTCCAGTCTGGTAGAGGGCCGCCATACTTCTTGCCCTTGATCTTTTTGCCTTTTACTGTGGTTCGCTCGTTGCCAATTTTATGGCTCTTATTACCGTGTCGTCCACGATAGCCCTGACTCTTGCATGATGCCAGCTGACTGGCTCCTAGTGCAGCATTGGGCTTGCCGCTGGTGCATAGGGCACGACTGGCAGGCTCTTCTTCTAGATCTGCGTCTTCATCTAGATCACCTTCTACCACATCGTCAGTTTCTGCTCCTGTGCCGTTGAACATGAGGTCGTCGTTGATGGGAAAGTCTAGATCCATAAAGCGTTCTGGCAGCTGACTGTTGGCAATAATGAACTCCAGTTCTTCTTGAGTTGGGTGTACCTTGAGCAGGACCTTGGCAGCTTCGTCATGTGCTTCACCGTTTTCCCACACGTTGATATCATAGTGATTCTTGTAGAGTTCTGCCACGGCCTGCATGACCTTGTGGTAGTCTGTGGTGAAAATGTTTTCTTGTAGTATTTCGTTAATACGCATGTTGTTATCCCAGTTGAGCCACAGCATAAACAGCCATGACCAAAGCAGTCTTTAGTTCTAGGTCCGCACACTCTCGATCCAGAGCATCCATGCGGGCCACATCTCTGCAGAGTTCTTGATACTCACCAGCTGTGATCTGTTGTGTGTTCACTGCTTCTGTTAGTTGCAGTACATATTGAGCCCTGGCTGAGATAGCTGGGTCCGGGCTAGTGGCTAATTGGCTAAGCGCATCAATACTCATTAGAATCTTCCTAGTATAACGTCAGCAGCTCTAGCTGCCTGCTCTTGTAAAGCTCGTTTCTTTAGATCACAGTAGACTCTACTGGCATCTTGTTGTTGTGTACGAGTCACAAAGTCCGCTACTGATTCCTGCATGGGCTTGATGATGCGTATAACGTCTTGATTGCGTATGCCCGCTGATTCTGAATACAATTCAAACCAACGTAGGTCACGTTGTATGGCCACGGCCTGAACGTGCTGTGATCTAGCACAGTCTAAAGAGTCTACACTCATTCTAACATCTATGATCTTTTGACTTTGATTCACATCGTTGAAGCTGGGTATCCAGGTCTGTATTGTGGCACAGCCCGAAAGCATCGTGAAGGCAAGAGCAGCAATTAAGTTTTTCATACTAATATTTACCAATTGCAACCGATTAACTCTGTTGATTAACTGCCTTGCGGCGTGCTCTCATATCAGCTATGTATTCCACATGTGAACGATTTTGACCATAACGCTGTGTCATCGCCTGTTGATGATCATAGTAGGCCAGCTCTTGAGCAAATAGATCGTCTGGATTGTGCATGTGTTGAACACCATCAAACAGTCCTAGCCCGCCCATGACCCACGAGTAAAGACTCCATCCGGCAACACCCCAATACCTGGGAAAGTCATTGCTGTTTAACAGTCTTGCTTGTGCTGTGGTCACTAGAGTTTTAACAAAGTCTGTTTGGGTAGCACCACTAGATATATAACGCCAAAACTCTGAGTCAGTTCTACCACCCTGATAGTGCATGACCAAGAAGTCTTTGAGGTCGTCTATCTGACGACTCCAGCGTTGATTGTATAACGTAATAGTACCCGGGTTCAGAGTGGTTTCTACGTGATCAGTTATGTATTCTGTAAACAGCATCTTGATCTGCACAATACTGGTATGTATGCTGGTGGCTTCTAGCGGCTCTAGAAAACTTGAGCTGAGCCCTATGCTCACACAGTTGTCAATCCATGCAGCTGACTGTCGACCCGCATCAAAGGGTATGATCTTGATAGGCGTAATCTTACGGCCTAACTGCTGTTCAATTTCTGCTTGGGCCTGCTCATCTGTGACGTGATCACTAGAGTACACATAGCCGTTGCCCTTGCGATCCAACAAGGGGGTGGTCCACATCCAACCATTTTTCTGGGCATGGGCTGTGGTCCAAGCTTCGGGCTGCTCACCCTCTTGATACTGCTCTTGAAAGGGCATGCCACGATCCACGGGTAGCCACTGCTTGTAGCTGACCCACTTGGCACCCATCTCTTTGATTAGGAGTCTAGCAAAGCCCGTGCAGTCAATGAATAGATCACCCTCTAGATCATCGCCATTGGTCAGGGTTAATGCTGTGATCCTACCCCCGGGGTCTCTTGTAATTTTAGACACTTCGCTGTCTACCAATCGACAGTTGGCATGTTTGAGCCCATGCTGTTTGAAGTATTCTCCAGTCAGTCGCCCGTCCACATGCAGGGCATGTCCGTGAGCCATGAACTGGCCCTGCTGTGACATGTTGCTGAGCCCATGGCGCATGAGCCAACCCGTATGGCTCACTGTGATCCTATCCTCACTGCTCAACTGACTGAGAGCATATTCAAACTGACGGTCTCTAGGGTCAAACTGTGTGGAGCTGCCGTCTAAGGGTGCTAGGTAGCTGGTACCCACAGTACCCCAGTCTTTGTGATGTATGCCCAGCTTGCAGGTGGCCCCTGTCTTGATCATGAAATCGTCGTGATCCACCCCCATGGCTCTAAGATCGTTGGTCATAACGTCAGTAAAGAACCCTGTGGTGCTTTCACCCACGCCAATGATACCCACCTTTGAGCTTTCTATAACTGTGTAGTCATGTGAGCCAGCATGGGCCAGACCCAATATGGCAGTGAGCCATCCTGCTGTACCACCCCCTACTATTACTATTTTCATTGTGTTTTCCTCACGGATATTTATTGGCTCTGGTGTTAGCTAACTGTGAACTTGAAGTAGTCAACAGCATGGTCGTGACCCTTGACCAGCCACTCACTGTTTCTTCCCACAATGCCCACGGGACATGCCGCCCGATCTGCGGTTTGATCACTGATCACAGTGTTCCAATCGCCCGTCAAGGAGCACATGCGGAGACAGCTGTCAGTCCAGGTGTAAAACAGCTCCTGTTGTTCTTCGGCAGGGGGCATGTTGGCACTGACAACGATGATGTCCACCTTGCGCCTCATGAGTTCTTGTAAGAGTTCTGCTGACTCCCCGGGCCATAGTACAGGATTACTCCAAATGTCGTTGCAGATCAGGCCCGCAATCTTGAACTCTCGGTAGTTTATCACAGTCAACCGATGTCCTTGCGTGTAGACATCTCGTTCTGCGCCAAACAACACCTGCTTTTCATAGTGATCCACACAGTGGCCCGCCACAATGAAGGCCTGCATGTTGGCCCACTCACCCTGGGCGTTATAACAGGCCGTGCCCAACACAAGATCCACAGCCTTGAGCAGAGAGTATTCTTGTATCTGCATCAAGCAGTCAGCGAGTTGTTGAACCCTGGGATCCTGTCTGTTTTGTGGTGCCCATAGATAACCTGTAAGAGCACACTCGGGAGTGACCAAAAGGTCTACTTGATTGTCATGGGCCCAATCTATGGCTCGCATAATCTCAATGACATTGGCTGCAATATCCATGCCTACGGGTATTCTACAGCCCGCTATAGTAAGTTGTTTCATCTAGTAGTTATCAGCAATTTTGGGCGAGAGATAATTATCTGGCAGCTCGAAGAGCTGCGCGAAGCGCAAAAATTTGCAGCATTTTTCCACCCACCATAAATAGCAATATGCGCATAGAACCTGCTGTAATCACTGCTATTAGCACCACACAAAACGTACAATCAAATCGTGTAGAAACTGTTCGTAGACAGTATGTGGATGTGGGCGGCCGTATAGAAATTCGTGAAACCTATTACTACTACACACTGTATGATCGAAAGGGCACGATCGATCAAAGCAAACCCCGGGGCAAAATAGATCTAGAGGTATAGGTCCTTTTGCAACTGTCGCTTCAATAATGGAAAAGCTAGCAGTAGTATTGACGCATACTGATAGGGTATATAGTAGTCATAGTGACCACCTGGCAGTGCAGTGAGTGTGCCCCCATGTCGTTGTACCAAACTCCATATGGATTCGGGATCGTAGGCTAGCCAATAGGGCAACTGGTAGCACAAGATGCCGGGCTCATCAGTCACATTAGACTCAGCAGTGTGGCAGTGGGTGGATCGCAGTCAACTAAGACTATATAGTGATCTTTAAGATCGTCATAGAGTAGGTGTATGATACGTGCTATGTTGTGTTTGGCTAGAACATAATCATGACAGCGTTCTAATTGATCCTCAGAGTAATCAAATGTATACAGCATACCAAATGATCGCAATTGTAATAGAAGCTATGAGTGATGAGAGTTTTGTGTCCATATGATATTTAACTGTTGATTGAAGAATGGATATAGGCCCCGCTGCTTGATATACTGTCATGCATGTGTATACGTATAGTAGCGAGTGAGTGTACATGTATATGTATAAGCGTGTGTAGAGTGGTCAAGGGCTCAGGGCCTGCGGCAGCTCTAGAGAACTAGTAGTATAGTGTATATGTAGAGTAGATCAGTATGTGCAGAATTGTGTGAAATACTGATCGGATGATAGGGGGTGGAACGCATAGTGGCCCCGCTGCGTAGGGTACATGATGTGAGCAAGTGCAATAAAGTGTGAAAAAGTGTTGAATTGTGTGAATTTTTTGTATGCCTCATAAGCCACAGTAAGAAGATTCTTATATTACTGTAAGTTATATAGAGTACCGTGCTCAAATGACTCTTTCTATTCTGATTTCACCGTGAGAAATAGCTGCTGCCAGTATTTATCCACTCTAAATCACGGTGGTCGTGTGCAGCGACTCAGTCTACACTGTCTACCGTGAACCCATAATAGGCCCCGCTGCTGTATATAATACACTATACGTATATAACAGACATATCACTGTGTGAGTATACGTATATGAAAGACATATCATGTTGTAAATATACTATGATGACACAGTCAACTACTCCCTATACTACACGATCATACTCTACTACAGCTAGAGACTTCACCCCTGATCCCTTGCTTGCACCAAAACCGCAGCCATTTCAGCCAGAGGCCCCGCTGCTCATACCACCATTTCAGGTTGACAACTCACTCAAATGATCATATAATAAGTACATGCTTAAGAAACGAGCCTTATCTAGGAGCAGAGAATCAATGACATTACCAGACGAAAGATACCGCAGCATCATGCAGGCCAAGCGGCTCATGGAAGAACTAATGGATCCCCGGCTGACTCCTAGAGTAGCTGCGGGTATACGTGATCGTGCTAGAGGGGCTCTGAGACACTATCCATCAGAATACGAGCTCAAGCAACTAGAACAATTCGCTCCACATATCATACAGCATGAAATGGAACCCCTATACAAGATGATCAAGCAGCATGAGATGGCGGAATCTGTAGCCAAGGATTACGCTGCGGAGGGGCTCATCAAGCAGCATTCTACAGCAGCTAAGAAGATCAATCTAGACGATCCAAACTGGGAACCACACACATAACAGTTAACAAGGGCCCCTAGCTCATGTTGGTTAGAGCAGTGGACTCATAATCCATTGGTGCCGTGTTCGACTCACGGGGGGCCCACCAAATCCAGCTCGGGTGGTGAAATAGGTAGACACAAGGGACTTAAAATCCCTCGCAGCAATGCATACCGGTTCGATTCCGGTCTCGAGCACCACGCAGCATATCCCAGCCCTTAGCTCAGTTGGATAGAGCAACAGCCTTCTAAGCTGTAGGTCACTGGTTCGAATCCAGTAGGGCTGGCCATCTACGCTGCTGTTGCAGCAGTTACGCAGCGTACTCAATCACGTTACTCCACGTGGCTTGCAAGTGCCTTGACATTTCTGTTCGCGAACAACGACTTAGCCCAATCTGTGGCATTTTGGCTACAGTTTGGAAACCCTACACGGTCAAGGGTCATTATTCCGTTTGGTTGACAGCCTAGCCAAAAGACGCTATAATTATGACATGACACAGACAAACACCATTCGTAAAAAGCGCACAGACCGTAATCATATCATATATGAATTGCGTGTTGCGGGCGGCAATTACATAGGCGTGACTGCCAAGACAGAAAGCACTATTAATAAGAGCGTTCTTGCTAGAGCAGCCAAGCACTATTACCGTGCTAAAAAAGAAGCCAAGGATTGGGCTCTGTGTCATGCCTTGCGCACTCTCAGCGACAAAAGCGAGATCGAAGTATACGTACACGAAGTGATTCGTGGCAAAGCTCAAGCCCACAAGCGCGAAGTTGAACTACGCCGCTTGATTAACCCCACCCTTAACACTGATACAAGAGGAGATTGACATGTACGATTCATTGGTAGCAACTGCGAAACAGTTTGGGCACGGTGATCTGTTGGTAGGCTTGTACTACATCAAATTGAACCGACACAAGTTCACTGCAGAGCAATTGGCAGTGTTTGATCAGTTCATGGCAGAAGGAGCACGTATGATGGCTCCGGTTGACACGGATTGATTTTGGTGCTATAATAGACACTTACACTAACAAACATGGAGCGAAACATGCAAGCATTGCGTAAATTTATAGAGCAGAAGAATCATTGGAACTCATTCTTCCAGGGTGAGCAATACGAGATCGCTACAGCCCAGGGTCGTCAACGGGTGGCAGACATGATTGATTCTGCTCTGAGTCCAGAGAACTTGACCTGCGATGGAGAGCTGCCCCGCGCAGAGGTTAACCGCCGCTACCGGGAGCTGATGACAGCGGCCAAGCAATTGCGCCAATTGGACCCTAAGGTCAAGTTTTACGAATACGAAACGGAGATCTAAATGCGACACTACGAAGAACTGGCAGTATACGAGCGTGAAGGCTACGAGATCATTGTGGACAAGAGCTGGGAAGATCTAGATCCCAAAGACTGCTTTGACGAAAGCTGCTACGACATGAAAGAACTGTATGCAGACATTGAGTCGGGCAAGCTGGACTGGTTCATGCTCAGGGTTCGTGTACTGGTAGAGGGTCTGGAGCTGGATTCGGAGTACTTGGGCGGATGCTTGTATGCTGACCCTAAGGAAGTGCTCACGGACGGTACAGCAGAGGATCTCATTGCGCAGAGCATGGCTAATGCTAAACAGCAGGTGTACAGGCTCTACAAGAAGTTCCAGGACCTGAGCTGGGAACTAGATGCTGCTGGAGTGGCACAATGATCACAGCAGAACAGCTCACCACCCTGTCAACGTTTACAGCGGCAGCATTGACTAGGGCTGTGGATGATGAGGACTACCAATTCACGGGCGCCAAGTTCTTGGGCATCACAAACGGTGGCGAGTTCTGCTATCTGTGTACCTTCCCTGTAAAAGGTGGCACTGACAGCACCAAAGTGTTTCTCAAGTATAACCATGCTAGTGGTAGTGTTAATGCCACAGTAGGTTGACAAGCTGCTGAAATGATCGTATAATAGACACTTAACTTAACAACATTGGAGCGAACAATGGCAACACGAAGCACAATTGCATTAGAATACGCAGACGGCACAATTGGACAGGTATACTGTCACTGGGACGGATACTTGGAGTACAATGGCCAAATGCTGCAAGAGTACTACAGCAACCCATTCATCTTGCGTGACTTGATGGACTTGGGTGACCTAAGCAGCTTGAAGCCCACCATTGGTACCCAACATGCCTTTGGCTACCACGGCACGGACATGGACGCTGAGACTTACGAAAAGCTCTACGGCGACATGTGTACCTTCTACGGACGCGATCGTGGCGAAGAGGGTACTCAGCAGAAGACATTTGTAGACTTCCAAGACTACATGGTGCGCTTCCAGCATGAGGAATATGCCTACATCCTGCGCAAGGACGGCAACTGGTACGTCAAGGCCTACAGCAACGAGTTCGAGCTGTTGACACAAGCACTGAGCAAGTGCAAGCAAGAGGAATGTGTGGCTTAAATGCCACAGCACAAATAGGGGTTGACAAGACCCCTAGAGTGCGCTATAATAGAGACTTACTAACACACACATGGAGCGAAACATGCCAGCAATTATCGAAATTAAAGAAGGTACTTACAAGATCCGCGGTCGCGACACTAGTATGAGCGGTTGCCGTTTTGAGCTCGTAGAGGGCTTCAAGTTTGGTTCAACAGGTGGCTTTGTCACAGTAGAGGGCGGTAGTGCTCAACCTGTGAACCCAGCCATCCCCGATCGCAAGATCAAAATCAAGTGCGAAGGCATTGAGAGCTATACTGTAGTCTCTGAAATAGCACATTCACCAGTAGGAGACAAGAGCTTGGAACAGATTAAGATTAGCGACAGCGTGGTTGCACACAAGACAGACGAAGAGATCATTGAGAAGACTCGTGCTCGCTTCCAAGTACTGTCAGACATGACTAAGGCTGTGAAAGCAGGCGATGTTCGTGCAATGATTGTGACAGGCCCCCCAGGTGTAGGCAAATCGTTTGGTGTTGAAGAAGTACTTACCAAAGACGACTTGTTCAATACTCTAGGCGAGCGCAAGCCACGCTACGAGATCGTCAAGGGTGCTATGAGTGCCATTGGCCTGTATGCCAAGCTCTACGAGTTCTCTGCAGAGAAGAATGTTATCGTGTTTGATGACTGTGACTCAGTGCTGTTGGACGACTTGAGCTTGAACATTCTCAAGGCCGCTTTGGACAGTTCCAAGAAGCGTACTATCAGCTGGAACACTGACAGCCGTATCTTGCGCTCAGAAGGTATCCCAGATCGCTTTGAGTTCAAGGCTGGTGCGATCTTTATCACCAACATCAAGTTTGAGAATGTACGCTCTAAGAAGCTACAGGATCACTTGGCAGCTTTGGAAAGCCGTTGCCACTACATTGATCTGCAGATGGATACAGATCGCGAGAAGGTGTTGCGTATCAAACAGATCGTACAGGACGGCATGTTGGATGCATACGAGTTCGCTGACGTTCAGCGTGACGAGGTTGTGGACTTCATCATTGACAACCGTGCTAGCTTGCGTGAGCTCAGCTTGCGTACAGTGCTCAAGGTAGCAGACCTGCGTAAGGCATTTACTGCTAACTGGAAAGCAATGGCTGAAGTCACTGTGATGAAGCGTGGATAATATGACACAAGAAACCGCAGGGTGCCAATACATTGGTCCGGAGCAGAAGGAGTGGCCGTACAAGATGTGCGGTTGCAAGCCCTTCCCGGGCCGTGTATACTGTGAAGACCATATCTGGACTGTGTACAAGAAAGGTACCAGTTCAGGTAATAAACGAAAGATCAAAGAGATCGAGAAAGAACTTGCAGAAGTTAAACGAATGCAAGAAATAGCGGAGTATGAAAATGAATAAGATTGCGTTGATTGTGGTCCTTGGTGTGTTGGTCGTGGCATTGGTTGTGCTAGGACCCTTGCTGACCATCTGGGCTCTGAACACCCTGTTTCCCGTCCTGGCCATACCCTACAATTTCTACACCTGGGCGGCTGTTTTGGTCATGAGTGCGTTCTTCCAAACCAAGGTATCCGTTAAGAAGTAAATTGGTAAACCTCAGGGTTGACTTTAACCCTGGGGTCCTATATACTAGTATGACGCTGTTAGAAAACAGCTCTAACAAAGGAAACTTAAAATGAAACGATTCAATCCAGAAACAAAGACTTTCAAGGTCTTCACAGCACTCTACAATGGTGCAGCTCTTACAGCATCTAAAGCCAAGCATGACTTGGGTGTTGGCAACTTGAGCGCAGAAGTTAGCCGCATCAAGCAGAACGGTTATGCTATCTATAGCAACACCCGCAAGGCAGGCAATGGTGTTCAGATCACTGAATACACCATGGGCACACCATCACGTGAAATCGTTGCTCTAGGCTACAAGGCCAAGGCAATGGGCATCACTCTGTAATTAGAGCTATCACAAAGACAAGCCGATTCGCTCCCGGGGCGTCTTTTGAGGGTGTTGTAGAAATACAACACCTTTTTTCTTGACCGGCACTCCAGCCAAAGGGGTTGACAAAATGGATACATAGTGTTATAATAGATACATATTAACACATAGGAGCGACTATGTTTACAGCAGATCAAGTTTGGGGCCTTGCAGTAGAAGCAGATCGTATCAACGATGGATATCTCAAAGACGACAAATGGGAACAGGTCAACGACCAAGCCCGTAAGGTAAGTGATGCCAACAAGGTCATGGTCAAGGCTTGGCTACGTGAGAATCGTCAGCCCAGTGCTGAGGATGTTGAAAAAGGCCGTGAATATCGCAAGTTCTTCAACGGCTACACCCTCAAGGCCCTTATGGGCAACCTAAGCGACTTCGATCGTCAGGCTCTGCGTATTGCACAGATGGACGAGTTCACGGGACGTAATATGCTAGAGTTTGCTATCATAAGCTGCTTGCCTAGCTCAGCTAGACGTGAACAAGAGCGCACAGAGCTCAAGCGAGAGCTGTTCACATCCGTTCAGCTCGACGGCAACATAGGTGAAGTCATACGTGGGGATATCGAAGTGGTTGGCTGTTCCTTTTCATCGATGTATAACAAGTTCAAGATCAAGGCCCGTATGGGTGAAGCGTTCGTGGACTTTTGGTTCGGTACGCCCTTAGACAAAGGTGTCACTCGTACCGTACAGGCCAAGATCAAAGCAGTGCGTGGCGATAAAACAACAGCCCTTAACTATGTGAAAATTAGGGGTTGACATTTGGAGCAGGTGGTGTTATACTATTAACACTGAGAAAGTAATTGTTTAACCCGTAGTAAACTTAAAGAGGTCTTAAAAATGGCAAAGTCAACAGATATCAGCGTTCGCCAAGTTGGTCCCAAGAACGCAAAGAAGTCAATCCGTTTCGCAATTAAGAAACGCCGCCCTGTTTTCCTTTGGGGCCCTCCAGGTATTGGTAAGTCAGACATCGTTAAGCAGATTGGCGAAGACGCTGGTCGCGAAGTCATCGACGTTCGCCTAGCCCTGTGGGAGCCTACAGACATCAAGGGCATCCCTTATTACAATGCAGACAAGGGCACAATGGTTTGGGCTCCCCCTGCAGAGCTTCCTACAGACCCAGAGTCGACAGCAATCATCTTCTTGGATGAGTTGAACTCTGCACCCCCAGCTGTTCAGGCCGCGGCCTATCAGTTGATCCTTAACCGTCGTGTTGGTACATACGAATTGCCCAAGGGCGTTGACGTAGTGGCGGCGGGTAATAGAGAAGGCGACCGTGGCGTGACATATCGTATGCCAGCTCCGTTGGCTAACCGTTTCATTCACTTGGAAGCAAAGGTAGACTTTGATGACTTCCAGGAGTGGGCTGTTATGAATGACGTTCACCCTGAGGTGTTAGGCTATGTGGGTTTTGCCAAGCAGGACTTATACGACTTCGATCCTAAGTCGCCCAGCAAGGCCTTTGCAACTCCACGCTCGTGGGTGTTCGTAAGCGACCTGTTGAAAGACGAGGACTGCGATGTTGACACCATGCACAATTTGGTTGCGGGTGCCGTAGGTGATGGCCTGGCTATTAAGTTTATGGCTCACCGCAAGATTGCAGGACGCTTGCCCAAGGCGTTGGACATCTTGGAAGGCAAGGTCAAGGACCTGCAGATTAAGGAAGTGAGTGCCATGTATTCCTTAACTGTTAGCCTGTGCTATGAGCTTAAGGATCAAGCAGAGAAGAAGTCCAAAGGTTGGGACGCTATGGCAGACTGCTTCTTCCGCTACATGATGGACAATTTCCCAACTGAGTTGGTGGTGATGGGTGCGAAGACAGGCCTTACTAATTACAACTTGCCCTTTGACGCAACAAAGATGAAGAGCTTCGACGAGTTCCACAAGCGTTTTGGCAAGTATGTTTTGAGTGCAATGGAGAATTAAGACCTCGCCCTTGCAGGGGCGGGAGGCTTCTCAGGGCTTGCCCGCCCACCTATTGGAGTGCCAGGGTGTTGCGTAAATACAACATCCTGGCCACTTGACAACTTCGTCGTTTGGTGCTATAATATATACATACTAAGGAGAGCGACACATGGACCCAATCATCGATAAACTAACTACTGCCAGAGTAGGCCTACTGCTCAAAGCACCGTTCTTTGGCAACATGGCAACTCGTATGCAATTGATTGACGCCAGCGAATGGTGTCCTACTGCGGCGACTAATGGCCGTAATTTCTATTACAATAAGAAGTTCATTGAGAAGCTCAGCGTTAAGAAGCTGGAGTTCCTATTCGGACATGAGATTTGCCATTGCGTGTTTGATCACTTTGGTCGTGTAGGTTCACGCGATCGCCAGTTATCTAACATCGCACAAGACTACGCTGTCAATCAGATCCTTGTTGATGAGCGCATTGGCGAGAAGATCACAGAAGTTAAGATCTGCTACGATCCAAAGTATCGCGGCAAGGCTTGGGAAGAGATCTACGACGAGCTCTACGAAAAGGCAGAGAAGATATCTATGCCTGACTTGCTCAAGCAATTGGGCGACCTGTTGGACGAGCACATTAACGAAGATGGTTCAGGCCCAGGCAAAGAGGGTGAAGGCAAAGATGGCAAGGGCGGTATGCCTGGCATGACTAAAGAAGAAGCACAGGCCATCCGCGATGAGATCAAAGAAGCAATGGTGCAGAGTGCCGCGGCGGCAGGTGCTGGCAAGGTGCCTGCAGGTATCCAACGCTTGATCAAAGACATGACTGAGCCTAAGATTAGCTGGCGCGATCTTGTGCGTCAAGAGATACAAAGCATCATCCGCAACGACTATTCGTTCACTCGTCCTAACCGTAAGAGTATGCACTCCGGTGCCATACTGCCGGGCATGAAAGAAGCAACTACCATTGACATTGGTATTTCAATTGATATGTCAGGTAGTATCGGACAAGAGGATGCAACTGTATTCCTGTCAGAGGTTAAGGGCATTGTTGATCAGTACGAGGACTTTAAGATCAACCTGTGGTGCTTTGATACTGCAATTTACAATCACAAAGAGTTCTCGCAGGACAATAGTGAAGAGCTATTTGAGTATGAGCCAGAAGGTGGTGGCGGTACTGACTTTGCTGTGAACTGGGAGTTTATGGAAGAGAATGGTATTCGCCCTAAGAAGTTCATTATGTTCACAGACGGCTATCCTTGCGGTAGTTGGGGTGACGAGGACTACTGCGACACTATCTTTATCGTTAAAGGTAATGAAACTGCCGAAGCACCATTCGGACAAACGGTTATCTACGAGAAAGAAGTGGCCTGATTGGAAGTGCCGGCGGGTGTGGCTTTTTAGCCACAGGCCCCGCTGCTATACGTGTACAGGAATCTAGGGGTTGACAGATTGGCAGATTGGTTGTATAATACATACTTACACACACAGAAAGGTTGGTTAATATGGGATATCTAATTTCGTTTTTGCTAGGGATCTTTGTTGCAACCGTGGGCATCTCAGGTGTTGCCAACGTGGCTGACAAGGGTGTTAATCAAGTTCAATCGGTCATGAAAGAAGCGGCCAAATGATGACTGCAACTGTAGACGGCAAGCCCGTTAAGGTAGGCGACTGGGTGGGCTTCAAGAGCGACATCGAGCAGTCAGGCCAGATAGTAGAGATCAAGAAGTCATACATGGGTTGTAGCCTTGTGCTAGAGAACAAGTCAGGCTTCAGTGGTGGCTACATTGGCGGCGACACTGTGACTACAGAGCTGGCCTCTGACTGCTGGGTGGACTGATGGCTAAGTACACATTCTGGCGCAATGCCATTGTCGCTGAAACATATATCGTAGAAGCAAAGACTGAAGAAGCTGCACGACAGCAGCTCTGGGATGGTGAAGTAGAAGTATTCAGTGAAGAGTTTATTGACTGGGCTACCTCTGACTTTCAGCTAGAAGACGTTGAAGACGAATTAGTGACATTTTTACAATCAAAGGAATTAACATGAGCAAAATGGCAGACCTTAGTTATGACATTCAAGAATTGTACATCGAAGGCCACAGTGCCAAGGTGATTGCAATCATGTTGGACTGTCCAATCGAGCAGGTGCTTGGCGCACTAGAAGATATGGGTGTGGCAGATGCGCCACAGGAAGACTTTAGCCCCTACGTGTCTATGAATTCATAGTTCTCCTTGCAGTACTTTAATAACCCTACGCAATGTAGGGTTTTTTTTGATTCTGGTTGACAGATTGGACGAATGGCGCTATAATTAATGCTTACACACACTAAACAGGAGCTGAATATGAATGCAATCGCAACAGTGATCACAGAGCAGGCAGTACAGGACGCAACCAACGAAGCTGGTATGCAGGCTCGTACAGCCGCTAAGGCATTCCTGCAGAAGCATGGCGATCGTGATGCTTGTGGCTTTGCTTGGGTGGATGTCTACGGTGTCCGTTCTAACTCCAAGTTGGGCAAGTGGTTGCAGGCCGCAGGCTTCCGCAAATCCTACACAGGCAGTCTCCAACTTTGGAATCCAAGCCAAGCAGGTGTTCAGAGTGTCAGCGTTCTGGAAGCAGGTGCTGAGGCCTACGCAGAAGTGATCAAGACCAAGTTGGGCTTGGACAAGGTCTACGCAGGAAGCAGGTTGGATTAATGGAAGCGGTCCGCGAAACAACCGGGGGATTATTTCCCCCGCACATATACCTACTAGATGGAAACAATCTGGTATCGTATATAAAGAGTGGAGAAACAGAACCATTCTATTTTAAGAATCCTATTAAAGGGTTTGACAAGCGAGGCAGGAAGTTTGCAACTGTAAACCCTAATCCGTTTAAAGTCAAGGCGCAATCTAATCTAATCACAGTTCAAGGAAGCAACGGCAATGTCTACACAATCGATCCAGAAGAAAAAACCTGTAATTGTCCCGGGTTCACTTTCAGGGGTACCTGCAAACACGTGGGAAAATATGATTAAGGTATTGATGAAGTAATATGGGATTCATAGTTTATAACACCGCAAGTGGCCGAGCCGAACGATACTACAAGAAGGAAGGTGTCGCTAAGGCTCAGGCTACCAAGCTCAATCGCTGTCCCTATCGTAGCAAATACGATGCGGGTGAGTTTGTGGTCTGCAACTATAGGGACTACGAGGGAGTCCTGATGGGAGTGCGGGGTGATGCCCTAAAGTATTGGTCGTGGTTGAACACCGCAAACCGTGGCTAAAATACAACACCCATTTGGTTGACAGATTGGACGATTGATCGTATAATATACATATACTGAAACACAAAGGAGCGCGAAATGGCATTCATCACCCTGGGCAAGAGAGACGAAAAGTGGCAACCACGCAAGGGCTTGGAAGGACCGTTTTGGTTCGTTGATCGGGTTCTGTATTACGATCCAAAGGCAGGCCAGTACTGGGATCCCACTACAGACTTCTATGTGGAGAACGCAGAAGTAGATCGCTTGCAGAACCGCTTGATGGAAGTGATGCGAGCCGGCGTTTAATTTGGTTGACACTTTGGTGTTTTGGTGTTATACTATTAACACTGAGAGATTAACTAGAAGGAGCGATGTATGAAATTTACTAAAGATGCAAATGCAAATATGACCAGCCTAAAGGGCGAAGTCAATATTACTTTTTCAGAACTATGTGAAGTGTTTGGCAAGCCTGATCATGGCCCAAATGCAGACATGGACAAGGTCACTTGCGAGTGGGCATTGAAGTTTGCAGACGGAACGATTGCTACGATCTACGATTGGAAGACAGGGCACACACCGTTTGGACCCTATGAGTGGCATATCGGTGGACATGACTACACAGCCGTAGAGCGTGTGTTGTTTGAAATCGAAATGCATAGAGATAAACTTGTTAAAATGGTGAAGGGATACGCAAATGCCTAATTGGTGCAACAACACACTGACGCTGACACACGAAGACCCAGCAATGATCCTTCGTGCCAAGGAAGCTCTTGATCGCGGAGAGTTCCTGAATGAATTCATTCCTGTGCCAAAGGACCTGCAAATCACTTCAGGCTTTTTGGGCAATGGCGATGAGCAGAAGGAACTGGAACGCAAGACTGCTGAGAATGTAGAAAAGTATGGCTACGGCAACTGGTATGACTACTGTTGCGGTGAGTGGGGCACCAAGTGGGATGTGGGCGGTGATGGTCAGAGTGATATCCACCCTGATGGCAAGATGCTACACACATCCTTTGATTCAGCATGGAGCCCTCCAGTCGCTGCCTACGACAAGTTAGTAGCCATGGGCTTTGGTGTCAATGCCATGTATTACGAAGGTGGAATGGGCTATGCTGGCGCCTATGATGAACACGGTGATCAAGAGATCAACATCGAAGGCATGAGTGCTGATGAAATCGAGCAGAATCATCCTGAGCTGGACGAAGCCTTTGCCATATCAGAAAGCATTCGTGAATACGAAGCAGAGCAAGAGGAAGAGCTCACTGCTTGGATCAAGGATGGTGCTGATCAAAAAGCAAAGTTGATTGCTCTATGAAAGTGATCAAACTTGATAGACGCTACAGTGGCTACGGCACTTGGACACACAGAACCAATGGTGGTCATTGGTATGGTGAGGATGCTCGTGCCCAAGGACTCGTGGCCTTCTATGACATGCGATGCTACATGACCCAGATGAATGGAGTGGGCTGTTTCATACACGAAGCGTGGGCCCTAAAGAAGGCAGGTCGTGCAGTGCCGGAATGGGCCTGGGACATAGATGGCAATGTGTTCTTTCGTGAATCGGCTCTGGTTAACTTTACTCTAGCAAAGGAAAGATGGTTATGACAAGGAAATACGAATTTAAATTCACAATCGAGTGCGCTAGCAATGGCACACCCGATATGGATCGAATCGAACACATGATCGATTTGAACATGCAGGATCTGGTCTTCGACGACGAGTTCATCGCCGCCTTAGACGAGAAGGAAAGCGTCAGTATTCAAGTTGTTCCGCAATTTGGTAAACCAAACAGTTGACCAATTCGAATATTGATGCTACACTAATAACATGCTGAATAATTGGCATGCTTTTTACACACACAGAAGGAAACTTTAAAATGAGTACGGATAAGAAATTTGCAGTAGCTGGTGTATCAACACTGGAAGGTAAGACAAAGCTGCGTTTTGCCAACGATACAATGCGTATCAAGATTCTGGCTAAGAACGGCCACACCAACGTTGAGTTGGTAGAGCTGCCAGTAGAGATGACTAAAGGCGAAGCTGTACAGCACCTTAAGTCTATCGAGTTCGGTAATGGTGATGCTGCTATCCAAGGCGCAATTGCTTACGCAGAGAAAAAGAACCCAGCTCCCCAAGCTGTGGTCAAAGCTCCTGTCGCGAAGACAGCGGCTGTGGTTGCCTAATACTGGTTCGCTCCCAGACTAGAGGCAACCTTGATAGAGACCCTATGTAGTGTAGGGTCTCTTTTTTTTGGTTGACATTTTGGACGTTGTGCGTTATAATAACAGCTTACACACACAAAAGGACACAAAATGTTTACACAGTGCATAGCATACGCAAAGCTAGTTTACAACAAAAAAATTAACGCATACAAAGTGCAAATTGCATTTAACGTACACAAAGAGTTAGTAGGCACTAACTACAAATATAAGTTTCCTGTGCAAGCTAAATGCAACTATGTTAGCGGGGACTTACTTGCAGAAGATTTGCAAAACGAAGTGCAACGCACTGTGGCTTATGCACAACAAAACTTGCGTACAACACAAATAGTATTTGTAGACTAAACTGTAGGGTCTTTATAGCGCACACTTGCATTTTGGATGCAAGTGTGCTATAATACGTTTTTAACAAGGAGTACACTATGTTTTACGCACTTAACGCACTTGCACATGCTAACAAGCCCGCTGTAGCACTAACAAAACAGCACGTAAAGCAAATTAATAAACTAATGTATGCGACTACAATTAGCTATATTAAATGCTTTGCAACTTGCAGGGACGCTGACACTAGCATGTACGCTATGTATGCACAAGACGTTGCATACAACACAAACGCACTGCTGGAGTTTAACACTACGTTAAATGTACAAGCACTGCACGATGCAATTATGCAACAGGACACACTTGTACGCGAATATTACATTGCTGTGCTACAGTACATAGAACGTAAGCGTTTAATTACAGCAGACAATTTTTGTTGCATATAAGCATAGCAGAGACCCTACTAGCACTAGGGTCTTTTTTTTATGTTATAATACAGTTTTAAAGGAAGTACAAAATGGGTCAATACGCAGCTACAGTTAACGCATACGCAGAATCTGCTGCCTATGCACAAGTTTACACAATGCAAAATCGTTTGCAAAGCTACGGACAAACAGCACAGCAACTTAATGTTAGCACAGCAAAGTTCCGCAGAGATATCGAAGCTAAAAAAATAAAAATAATTGCTAACTTAGAAAAAGACAAAATTGTGCAAATGCAACTAGAGATTGCTCGCTTGCAAGCAAAGCAACTAGCATAACCCTAGAGCCCGTAAGGGCTTTTATTTTGGTTGACCATTTGGACAATGTGTGCTATAATGTACACATACACTAAGGAGCGAGCGATGCAAGAATTTAACTCAGCAGCAGACCTGTTAGACGAAGTCAACGATATGGTTAGTCGTTATGTACAAGGCATGCGCAAGGAGCCAGCGAGCCGTTTGGGCCTGGATGATCGTTGCGGCAAGCTGTTCGTAGATCAAGACACCATTGTGGCATACACAGGTTCACGCTTGGACTACTACGGTGGCTTCGAGTACATCAAAGAAGGCGAAGGCCGCACCACATTGGGCGAGTTCACTTTCTACTCAACGGAGTCGGATCGTGTTAGCGATGCTCTGGAGTGCCTTATGGAACATGACGGCCTTTGCCAAAGCGAATGACCATACTGGCCCCGCTGCCCAACGGTGGTTGACATCTTGCCAAAACCATGCTATAATACATTTATACTAACACACTTAGGAGCCGAGATGAATATCAAACAAATCAATCAAGCGATCATGTTCAGTGACTTAACCAACGATGAGTTGACCAGCGTGATCGATGCGGTCAAGTGGAAGCGAGCAACTATCGCCAAGCTGACCAAGGCCAGCTTGAGTATTGGCGATAACGTCAATTTCACATCAAGCAAGACCGGCATGAACATGACCGGAGTGGTTATGAAGATCGCTATCAAGTATGTTACAGTCCGTACCCTACAGGGTGCATGGCGAGTGCCAGCGAATATGCTGACTAAAATCGAAGACACGGAGTTTGCGTAAATAAACATATGAGCAAGTTAGAATACCATAACCGGCCCTTAGTGGCCTTCAATCCCTACAACAAAGATCACAGACGCTACTACGCAGAGTTCCTTGACCATCGTGGTTGGGGCCATTGCCCGGTTCGATTCATCTGCCCTGACGATTCGGGCAGTGATCTTACGGTAATGATCAAGAGTCAATTGGTGCAATACTACATTGATCGTGAGTTTGGTGGCGGCAAGATGGCCACTGAGCGATCAAAGAGTCTAAACGATCAAGCAGGCAATCTGTACAAGAAGGCTGGTGTGCTTCGCAAGGAAGCAGCCGCATTGACCAAACCCCGGAGACGATAATGGAATGGCTAGACCAAAATCTGTGGGGCATTGCGTTGGGAGTGTTCATAGGCGGCTTTATCGGCTTCAAGGCAGCTGAGCACATACACACCACAATCTTCAAAGACATCTTGATGAAGTTGAAGGTCACAGATGCAGATATGAAGACCATGATGCGGGATCTGCAACAGGATCTGCCCGAAGACCACGAGGATGCCATGCCCAGGGTTCTGGTCAAGGTTGAGTGTGTCAACGACCAACTGTTTGTATACCGTTTGGATACCATGGAGTTCCTTTGCCAGGGTGCTGACCGTGAAGCTGTTCTAGCTTCGTTGGCCAAGCGATTCCACAAGGATTTCAAGATTGTACTGTCAGAAGAGCATGGCGCCAAGTACCTGAAGGAAAGCCCTGGAGTCTAAAGGGCCTTTGGTTGACATTTTGGCAGTTCAGTGTTATAATACACACATGAACAAAACAAATGAACTAATACAATGGGCAGGGACAGCATTCATTTTAGCAATGTATGTGATTTCCAACTTCTTTCCAGGCTACGATGACCTGCGCAATTCAGTGGCCTTGGTAGGTGCTGCCTGCTTCTTTGCATGGAGTTATCGTGTGGCCAACAAGCAACAGATGATTATCAACGGTGTAGCAATAGTCCTATGTGTTGTAGGGTTATTGAGAGCAGTCGGTTGACACATTGACGTTTTGGCGATATAATAGACACATAGCAACAAACAAGTAGGAGAACACAATGGATTATGACAACATGGTAGACACACAAAAGGGCATGGCACAGATGCTGGGCAAGACCTTTGTCAAGGTGACTGGATCTGTTGACAGCGACGAGATGCTGTTTGAAACCGCAACAGGTGAGCGGTTCTTGTTCGCTCATCAGCAGGACTGCTGTGAGACTGTGAGAATCAACGACATCGTTGGTGACCTCGAGGACCTGGTTGGCGCACCTTTGTTGGTTGCTGAAGAAGTCAAAGGTGCTACTGAGCCAGACGAAGAGCACTATGAGAGCTATACCTATACCTTCTACAAGTTCGCTACCCGCAAGGGCTATGTGGATGTGCGTTGGTTGGGTGAGAGCAACGGCTACTACTCAGAGAGTGTGGACCTGTTCGTAGAGGGTGTGGCAGTGGCACAAACGCCACAGACCAGTCTAGGAGAATTGCTCCGTGAGAAATTAAACGGTTGACAGTTTGGAAGATTGGTGCTACAATAGATACATAGACAGTTAGGAAAGAGTTAGAGGTTACCTAGACCACTAGGCGACTGGGATGATGACAGTACCGACGGGCGCTGGTCAAGTCCAGGAGCATGAAACAGGCGCAAGCCGGACTTGCGGTGGACAATCTAGGAGTAATGACCGTGCAGGCCTACGTGAGACGTTTGCGTATGGTAGAGATAGATGCACAATGGTTCCTTTAGTTCTTTTCTAACTGTCCATAACTAGGTTGACAACTAGCCAAATTAGTTGTATAATAGACACATAGCAACACACATTAGGAGCGACCCAAATGGCCAAAGTAAATTATGATGCATTCGCCTCGTTTGACATTAACGAGTGCTGTGACCACTTTGACAGTGAGAAGCAGAGCAACTGGAAGAAGATCGGCAAGTTCATAGTGGCAGATGGACAAGAGTACGCCCACATTATGGAGTCAGAGTTTGACTTTGAGGATGTAGGTTCAGGCGAGTACGAGGCCTTCCAAGCAGGCGTCAAGTATGCCCTTACCAAAATGAACATTGCCTTTGAAGCCGCCGCAGTGGACCTGCAGGTCTGCGAGGTGGACTTGGTAGAGAGCATGGGCTTTGTGCTGGTACGTGCAGATGACGAGCCCGAGGACTTTGTGAAACGGGTTATGAAGAAGCCTGTCATGATGGTTGACAGCTGGGTATAAAGACCCTAGGGCCCCTAAGGGCTCTTGCTTTTTGGTTGACAGTTTGGCGAAACGATCGTATAATTAACACATAGCAACAAAGGAGCACAACATGCTTAAATTGATTGGTTTTTGTTTTGTGATCTACTTGGGTTGGATTACCGGCCTGATCCAAACTGTCTTGTTGGTTGTGGCTGGTGTGTTAACCACGATTGCGGGCGCCTAATGTCAGCGGCCTACATATGGGGTTGGATCACAGGCATTGGCTTGATCGTGGGTGTCACATTAGGCCATCTTTTTGGTTGACACTTTGGCTATTTGATCGTATAATAAACACATACACACAAAGGACACACATGAAG